CTATGCCTGTTCCTCGACATATCGACGGAAGGCTGGCAACTCTACAAATCCCGTCAAGATTATGTTGGTGTCACAACGCGTGTAGAGAATGTCATCAGGTCGCAGAAGTTTGCGGGCGCTGCTGCGGACCTTCTGAATCCGAACATTATCGCGCGTGACTTGGGCTTGGCTGAAAAGCAAGAACACTCCGGCCCGAATGGCGGAGCCATCACGATTATGACCGGCGTACCCCGTGCGGACGATTAATAGAGGTCTTGATGCCCAGAAAAGCCGGATATGTTCAGGCAACTCTTGCTGATCGGTTCTATGACAAGTGCTCGCCTGAACCAAATAGCGGGTGCTGGTTGTGGACTGGTGCCGTCAAAGAGCTTGGATATGGGGTAATGGGCCGGGGCGGTCGCAAGGACGGCATTGTGAAGGCTCATCGGGCTTCGTGGGAAATTCACAACGGGCCGATTCCTGATGGAATGGCGGTTTGTCACAAGTGCGATGTTCCGTCTTGCGTCAACCCGGATCATCTTTTCCTTGGAACACTGAGCGACAATATGCGTGACTGTGTGGCTAAGGGCAGGCTTAGAACGCCAGACAATCGCGGCGAACGTGCAGGTTGGGCCAAGCTGAATGCTGATGCAGTGAGAGACATTCGCACAAGAGCGCACACAGGGAAGTCTTACGCGCTGAAATATGGCGTATCCAAAAGCACAGTCTTTGCCGTGTGGAGCGGCAATAATTGGGCCAGCGTATGAAAACCATTAGCATCGACTACAAATGCCGCGCGCCATTCGTGGCGTTTCACAGAAGGAGACAACGGTGGGCTTGCGTCGTAGCCCACCGTCGATAGTGCTGGCAAAACCTATGCGGCCATCCATGATGTGATTGACCATGCTCTGAGGACCAACAAGCAAGACGCCCGCTTTGCTCTCGGTGCCCCTACGTTCTCTCAGGTCAAGGACGTGATGTGGAACTATCTCAAGGCTGGCGTTCGTGATCTGCCGAACGTCAAGATCAACGAGAGTGAACTATGGGTTCAGCTTCACAACGGTTCCCGTATTCGACTGTATGCGCTTGATACCTCATTTGAACGCCTTCGTGGCCTGTACCTTGACGGAATTGTCATGGATGAGGTTGCAGACATTGATCCTCGCGCTTGGCCTGAAGTCATCCGGCCCGCGCTATCGGATCGGCAAGGCTGGGCGGTATGGATTGGAACGCCGAAAGGGCGTGATGCCTTTTACAAGGTCTGGTCGGACGCGGTTGCTGACCCGGAACAATGGTATTCGCAGATGTTGCGGGCGTCAGAGACGGGGCTGGTGCCGCAGAGCGAGTTAGACGATGCAAGGCGTTCGCAGCCTGAAAGCGTCTATAACCGTGAATGGGAATGCTCATTCGATGAGCCGGGTATCAATCAGCTTATCTCCGGCACGATGATCAAGGAGTCGATGGCGCGTCAGGGCGTCAAGTCTGGCCCGCGCGTCCTGGGCGTTGATGTGGCCCGGTTCGGTGATGACAGGACCGTGATTGTCTGGCGTGACGGTGACGTGATTGATCAGGTGTCCATCTTCAAGGGCATCGATACGATGGAAACCGTGGGCCACGTCTCGACGGCGATTGGCATGTACAAGCCGGATGCGACCTTTGTGGATAGCGTCGGCATCGGGGCAGGGGTAGCGGATCGACTGAGGCAGCTACGGTTCAGCGTGATTGACGTTGGCTCAGGCTCGAAGGCGATGGAAGATGGCAAGTATGGCAATCTTCGCGCTGAGATGTGGTTCAAGATGGCTGAATGGATCAAGAACCGTGGGGCGCTGCCGAAACGGCTTGACCTAGAGAATGATCTGGCAAGTGCGACCTATCGTTTTGACAACCGCAATCGCATATTGCTTGAGAGCAAAGAGGACATGAAGAAGCGCGGCTTGCCTAGCCCTGACATTGCGGATGCGCTGGCCCTGACGTTTGCCCAACCGATTGCGGATCCTGAGGTTCGGAACTTGCTGCACCAATTCTCGCAAGCCCCTGACTTCGATCCGCTCCAACACTATTCGTCACGGCAACAGGTATCGGCGGATTGGTCCGTTTTCTAGCGCCTGATCTGCCAAGCCTGTCCTTCATTGCGTGTCACATGAGGCAGGCTGACCGGGATGAAATCTATAACGTCATCGGACACAACAATCCCTGGCTCTTTGCAGCGGCGGTTCTTGACGCAATCGGAATGGGACGCGGTATTGTTTCTGCTGTCGGGCATGTACCAGTCGCGTGCATGGGATATCAGCCTCGTCATACCGGAGTCTGCGAGGTCTTTGCTTTTGGCACGAATGCCTTCGACCGCGTTGCACTGAGCCTTACAAAACATGCGCTGCGGGTGATGAAGCCTGCGATGCTTGAGGCCGGGTTTCACCGCGCACAATGCCTGTCACGGCATGACCACATCACGGCGCACCGATGGCTTGAGCATATGGGGTTCAAGCGCGAGGGCGTCCTCAGTCAATACGGTTCCGATGGTTCGGACTACATCCAGTTTGGAGCGATAACCAATGTGTTTCAGCGCACCGAAGCCCAAGAAGCTGCCACCGCCCCCGAACAAGTTGGACAGCCAGGCTGATGCACTGGCCAACATGCAAGCGCGTCGTGCTGGTGGCATCAACAGGCAGCAGACAAACATCACTGGCGGCATGGCTGCTGCTCCGAACGTGTCGGCTCCGTCTGCTGGCGGCAAATCCGTGCTTGGTGGCTGAGAATGGCCGCTGATCCGCAGATGATCAAGCGCCGCTTCGATGCGCTCAAGACTCGTCGCTCTGTGCTGGAAAGCCATTGCGAGGAGATTGCAGAGGTTATCTCGCCCCGTCATACCGGGTTCAATGGCTATCGTCAGCCGAACGAAAAGCGCATGTCCAAGGTCTATGACTCGACGGGCATTCACAGCCTTGAGATGTTGGCTGCTGGCTTGCATGGATTGCTCACCAATCCGGCAAGCAAGTGGTTCAGCCTGCGTATTGTCGAGCCGGGCTTTGATGATGACGATCAGGTCAAGGACTGGCTGTCAGACGCAAGCGATGTGATGCGGGCCTACATGTATGCGCCTGGCACCAACATCACATCGGCGCTGCATGAGATTTACCTAGAGAATGGGGCGTTTGGCACGTCTGTCATGTTCATTGGCGAGCGTGACAAGGGCGGGCTGCTCTACCAATCCGTGCCGTTGCATGAGTGTTTCATTGCGGAGAACCATGAGGGCACGGTTGACACCGTGTTTCGCAAGCGTTCGATGACGGCGCGCCAAGTCCTGATGCAGTGGCCGAAGTCCACAAGCGAGGAAGTCCGCAAGAAGGTTGAGAACGAGAACAAGCCGGATGAGATGATCGAGATTATCCATGCGGTCCAGCCTCGCCGCAACATGGATGGCCGCAAGAGGAATGCGGAGAACATGCCGTGGGAGTCGGTCTACATCGAATACAAGACCGAGAACAAGCTGGAGGAAAGCGGGTTTCCTGAGTTCCCGTATGCCGTGCCGCGCTGGTCGAAGATGCCCGGTGAGGAATATGGGCGTTCGCCTGCCATGACGGCATTGCCTGATGTGAAGATGCTCCAGGAGATGATGAAAACCACGATGCAGGCAGGCCAGCTTGCGGTCAAGCCTCCGGTCATGGTGCCGGATGATGGCGTGATCGGCCCGGTGCGTTGGGTGCCGGGTGGCCAGACCTATTACCGTGGTGACCGTATTCCGACTGCGGTTGATCTATCCGGCAATCTGCCGATTACGCTTGAAATGATGGAGGAACTGCGCGGGCGTATTCGCGGCACGTTCTTTGCCGATCTGATGAACTTCCCGACTGATGTGACCATGACGGCGACTGAGTTCACGCAGCGCATGTCTGAGCGCATGAGGCTTCTAGGCCCGGTTCTAGGCCGCATGGAAGGCGAGATGCTGGGCCGTATTGTGGAACGTACCTTTGGCATCATGACCCGCATGGGCGTGTTGCCGCAGGCTCCTGCACAGGTTGCTGGCCGTGAGTTCACGATTGAGTTCGTCTCTCCGATTGCACTTGCTCAGAAGCAGGGCGAGGCCAATGCGCTGACGCAGACCTTGGCAATCCTGCTGCCATTCATCCAGGCGACACAGGATGCGTCCGTGCTCAAGCCGTTCAAGACCGACAAGCTGGCTCCGAAAATCTTTGAACTGTTCGGTGGCGACCCTGACTTGATCTACTCGACGGATGAACTGGCCGAAATGGCGGAAGCGGAACAGGCTCAACAGCAGGCCATGATGGCGGCTCAGGCTGCACAACCGATGGCTGACGCGATGAGCAAGGGCGCTGGTGCCGTCGATAAGCTGGCAAGCGCACAACAGAAGGGCGCGGATGTGTCCCAACTTTTTGAGGCCGCATGAGCAAGTACACCGATGAGCAACGGGCGATGGATTACAAGCTGGTGTTTGGTACGCCAGACGGTGAACGGGTGCTGACGGACATCATGGTCAAGGCGTCCGTGTTCAAGCCGATCGCCCATGCTGACCCTATCGAATGTGCGCGAATGGAAGGCGCAAGGGCATTGGCCCTGCATATCGCGTCCTTCAAGCGGTTCGACGCAAAAAGCTTCCTTGATAGTTGGAAGGCCCCCGAAGAAATCTGATGGCCAAACTGTACTACGGTGATGAACGGGTTATTCTACCGCATGAGTTTTCGGTTGAGAGTGACCCGCCGCGATTTACTGGCATCCTCGATGCAAACGGTCATCCGATTTACGAGCCCCGGCAACCTGTCGGGTTTGTGACTGATTTCACAGCGCACAAGCCGCGTGTTCGTGTGAAGGCATGGTCTAGCCCTGTGAAGTGTTAGCAACTGGTTTTGAACCGCCGTGATGGTGAGTCCAGGCCCTAAGATGGAGACTACCCTTTGACTGATGAAGTCCAGACGCCCGCTATTGCGGATAACGTCCCGCCGCCTGCCGCACCTGCGCAGACAACGGCCCCCGCCACGGCTCCAGCCGATTGGCGAGCATCACTCCCGGAAGACATTCGCGGCCACAAGTCGCTTGAGAAGTTCACCTCTCAAGAGGCCCTTGCCGCGTCCTACCTGAACCTTGAGCGCACATTGGGCATGGAGAAGGTGCCGCGCCCCAAGGGTGAATTTGATCCGTCCAATCCTGATTGGCAGGCGTTCCTTGACGCTGCTGGCAGGCCGAAGGAGCCGACTGAATACAAGTTCGGTGAAGTCAAGATGCCGGAGGGCCTGACCTACGACGGCGGGCTTGAGGACAAGTTCCGGTCTGTGTTCCACACGGCGGGCCTCAATCCAAAGCAAGCTGAACTGATGCGGGATGCCTTCGTGGCCCATCAGGTCGAAGCCTACCAGGCCAGCATGACCGAGATCGAGAACGATACGGCGGCTCGGCGTGAGGCGATGAAGAAGGAACTTGGCTCGGCCTATGACGGCTATGTCAATGCCGCGACCGTGGCACAGAAAGAGTTTCTGCCTGAGACGCTGCTTGCGAAGATCGAAGCGGCTGGCTTGGCGAAAGACCCGGACTGGACCATGGCGCTTGGCAAGATCGGCAAGGCCATGATTGGCGAGGACAAGCTGAAAGCGGCTGGCGTGTCTGACATGACGACGCCAAGCGATTACCAGAAAGCGGCTTTGGATTTCCAGAGCAAGAACGCACACATTCTCTACACGCACGGCCATCCTGATCAGGCCCGCGTCAATGCTGAATACACGGCACTGATGCAGAAAGCCTATCCCGATGGATGATGCAGAAATCCGGTTGCGGTGCATCGAGGCCCTTATCTCGAAGGCTCCCCAATCGCCTGACGTTGGCACGCTGATTGAACGCGCCAAGGTTCTTATCGCCTTTATCAGTCCAGACAACCCGCAAGGGCCGGGACGCCGGAAGGGCACTCTCTCAATCGCAGCGGATAACGGTTCGCCGCCCGCAAAGGAACAGCCCCAAATCTGACGGCCCGCTTATCGCGGACAACCGCTCGCACAAACCCAAACCAACCATAGGAGACGCGTCGCATGAGCACGCAGATCACTACGGCGTTTGTGCAGCAGTATCGCGCAAACGTTTACTTCTTGGTTCAGCAGAAGGGCAGCAAGTTGCGCCCCTATGTTCGCTCCGAGTCCATCACTGGTGACAAGGCATTCTTCGACCAGATCGGCGCTGTTGCCGCGCAGGTCAAGACTGGCCGTCATCAGCCCACCCCTCAGTCCGACACGCCGCATTCGCGCAGGCGTGTGACAACCCAGACCTATCACCGTGCCGACTATGTGGACGGCGAGGACAAGATCAGGATGCTGATCGATCCGACGTCCATGTATGCCGAAGCACAGGCGATGGCGATGGGCCGCGCCATGGATGACGTCATCCTGGCCGCGATTGACGCCACTGCTTATGTCGGCGTCGATGGCACCTCCACTCAGGCGTTTGACACCAACATGGTTGTCGATGTTCAGACCGTCTGGCCGGGTGTGTCTGCGGCTGATACGGGCCTCAACCTCGCCAAGCTTCTTGAAGCCCGCAAGCTTCTCGGTGCTAACGATGTTGACCCGGATGAGGAAGTGTTCGTTGCTGTCAATCAGCGCCAGATCACTTCGCTGCTCAAGGATGAGCGCATCGGCTCGGCTGACTACAACTCGATGCGTGTCCTGATGGACGGCAAGATTGCGCGGGCTGGCGGCTGTACGCTGATCCCCTGCAATCGCATCACCGTCGACTCCAACAGTGACGACAAGGTGCCGTTTTGGACTCGCACCGGCCTTCTGATGGCGATGGGCAAGGACATCAACACCAAGATCGATCCTCGTCCTGACCTGTCTTACTCCACTCAGGTTTACACCTCGATGGACCTTGGCGCGACTCGCATGGAAGAGAAGCGCGTTGGTTAATACGAATGTGATCCGGGTGGCTCGACCCCCTCTGACGCTTAATTGAAAGGAGCATGAAATGGGTATCGTAAACCTTCTCGGCTCCCGCATTGTCACGGGACTGGCTGCAAATCCGGTTACTGTCGGTGATCCGGGTGAAGCTGGTGGCCGCGTCCGCGTCTGGACGGAAACCGTGGAAGTGGGGGCCGCTGACTCTGCGACTTCGACCTACACGCTGGCTCGCATTCCCTCGAATGCGCGCATCCTTGGTGCTTCGCGCCTTCACTACGATGATCTTGCGTCGGCGGGTTCGCCCACTCTCGATATCGGCGTGTTTGTGGTCCGCACCGGGGATTTCACTTCGGATGCTGACGCCCTGAACGATGGCATTGACGCTGGCGCTGCCAATGGCGCGTCGGTGGCCGTCATCAAGGACAAGGCCAACTACGGCAAGATGGTCTGGGAGTTCATCAACGGTCAGACGACCGATCCCTGCTGCGACGTGTTCATCAAGGTTTCTCTCCTTGATGCGGACGTCAACGTTGGCGGCACGATGACGCTGGAACTTCTCTACGTCTGCGGTTGACGCGGAAACACTGGCGGGGGCTTCGGCTCCCGCTTTTCTTGCTTGAAAAGGATGAGCAATGATTACTGTCACTTTTTCGCTGGATACAAACGCCTATGCGATTGGCGATGTTCTTGCGGCTACTCAGGAAGTGACAGGCTAT